TTTTGGTTCATTTTGGCATACGCACTTTTTCCATAATTTCCTAAAATTGCAACTTTTTCATCATTTTCTTCATCCTTGCCAAAATAAGCAACGCTTTCTTCACCTGTAAAAATTTGCATACCGTTTTGGGTGAACTGGCTAGCTATTAGTCCACTTTGATCAACTATTTCCAAGCCGTCATCGGTCAGCCTAAGAAAGTTTATCTTCGGGGATGTAATTCCGTCTGTTTCTTCTGATGTTACAAAAGCTCCTTCGCTGTTATAAAGAAAATGTTGATTAATTCCTTCAGCTAGTTTTTTAGCTGTATTGACAACTTTAGTAATGTATGTTGTGTTTTCTACAATTGTTTCTTCTACCCCTTTAAAGGCGCTAGCGAAATTGGATTTAGCATCACCAATTTCGATTTCATCATATCTGCCCTTTAATACATCCCAAGTAGTAGATATACATTTGGCAGTAGCATCTACCCCTAGCTTTTCAAAATAAACTGATACAGTATCACATAAATCAACTCTATTAATGCCTTCTAGATCAATGTGGCTTAATTTTAGGTTCACGCTAGGTGTTCCTATATCGTTATCTTCAATATATTTTAAGGCTTTTTCATTTAATTGTTCTGTAGTAGGTGTTTCTTCATAGTCTTGTGAACAATCAATAACCTTGATTCTTTCGAAACCAAAATCACCTTCGCAGTGTTTAATGTGTCCTTGTACAGTTTCTTCACCTTCTGAATCTTGCCAATATGCCAGACAGCCGGTGTAGACGTTCGCACAACTTTCTTCTTGTGTTAAGTCTATTAGGTTTTTCCCATATAAAATTGTTACACCTCTGTCTTCTCCTCTAGATTTTAGTAGTCGACATTCAAACTTATCATAATGCCACTCACCTTTATAGAGCTGTATTAAAGAACCTGTTTTGCCTCCAAACCATGAGCGCACAGAAGAAGGAACATCAACCGTGAAAGTTGCACTCGTTGAAATGTCGGTACCGATAGTGAACATGTTATCGGTTAGTGAATGTGATTTTAAACCAGCAACAGCGCTAGCACACGTTTCTGCCGTAAAGGGGCTAGTAACAATACCGTTTAAATCGTACGAAATATGCTCTGCGTAGATAGTAACAATGCCCTTTATTGGCTTAGATATTTTGTAAATTCTAAACGGTTGCGGATCGTCTGCGAAATTAGGTTTTGCTAAAACGATACAACGCAGTTCAATGTCTGAATAATGAATGCCATTAATAGGATATGCCATTTCTAACTCATACCCACCATTTCTTTCTTCTTTAACATAACAAGAAATGGTATCAGCCAATGTTCCTAAACCAAAATGTTCAAAATCTCTGCTTGCATTATTCCCAATTGCATATAATTGCCCGTCGTCTGCTCCGTGAAGGTTTATCTCATTACAGTCTTGTAATAGTTCTAATTCGGCGTTTGCTGAATATAAAATTGGTATCATCCCAGCCATAGAAACCTCCTTATAAAATCCACCAATTAGGCTTAATAGTAATAGAAGTAACACCGCCTGATATGGTTATTGTTTGTTCGCCACTTTCAATTTTTGGAAACTTACCAAAAACGTAAGCGTTTAGATTGGTTGTACCATCAGAACTTTTGGCATCCTGATTAGTACAGTCCAAAATCATCCCGTCTTTAATTGCTGTTATTTCCATTTCATAATTGCCAATTGTTATAGTGCCATTTTCGCTCCCATATACCGTTATTTCGGGCAAGGCAACGAATCTAGTAGGATTAGTGATTGTTGATGATTCACTAAACGTTTGTTCTTCTTCGCCACTCTTTAAAAATCTCTGTGGCATGCAATCAAAACTTAAAGTAAACTCACCTTGAGTTTTCATATATGAAACAGAACTTATATCTATTGATGAATAATATTTAGCCATTCTATATTCATTAGGATGATAAGTATCTTCTAATCTTCTATAAGAATAATCAGATAATAAAAAAGAGCGTAGCTCTTCAATTTGTGTTGAAAAATCTTTATTAATGTAACAGTGATATGAAACAACAATATTTTTGAATCTTCCGTTGTCTAGCGTTAATGTTCCGTTTCTTCCTGGTATCTCAATGTGTTCTACATCTCTTTCAGGAGAGCCGTAGGTGGCATCTCCTGAGATGTACATATTAAAATCTGTAGACGGTGTTCCGTCGTATGTAAAATAATTAATTGCCATTATACGTATACCGCCTTATTCCTTTCTAATTTACTAACCAATATATCTTCTACCTCTTCGGCAATTTCTCTAGCAGATGCTCCTTCGGGAGCAGTTACATTAATAGTCACTCCTCCGTAATTAACGTTACTTGCCGATTGTGCGTATCCTCTTCCTGATTCTTGCCTTACAATTTCTCTGAGATCATCCAAAGCGCCAACAAACTCTGGGCGCTTTTCGCCTACACCAATTATTGATGGGCTAGAAAAGATACCGCCTTTGTCATACCAGGAAATACCTAAGTGCGGAACGCTTGGTGGATTCAATGAGAATGAACCAGTAATAGAGAAATGTGGAAGTTTTAAAGATGGTAGGCTCCAAGAAAAGTTGAAGAATGATTTAATTTTTTCAATTGCACTTTTAACGACATCTCTAGCGCCATCAATTTTATTTTTAATGGCTGTTTTGATATTGTTAAATATTCTGGTTGTGGTGTTATAAATGTTGGTCCACGCATTCGAAAAGGTATTTTTAATATTACCTATTATGTTAGAGATTGTTGATTTAACACCGTTCCATATATTACTAATAGTGTTTTTAATGGAATTAAATATATTGGTAGTAACAGTTTTAATATTATTCCAAGCATTAGAAATAACAGTTCTTATTGCTTCTATGATTGGTGTTAAAAACGCCTTAATTCCATTCCATATAGTTGTTAAAACTTTCTTAATTGTTTCAAATATAATACTGGTGCCTGTTTTTATCGATTCCCAAGCAGTGATTATTGCATCTTGAATCGAAGATACAATTGGCAATAGGAAAGAACTAATGGCTTCCCATACCGTACTTATTATTCCTTGAATAAAATCAAGCGCATTTGAAACACCTGTTTTTATCGAATCCCAAGCATTAGTTAATGTTGCTCCGAAGTTTTCCCAAATGAAATTCCACGGAATCATCAAAATATCAAACGCCAAGCTTAACAATTCTTGAATAAACATAATGCCAACAGAAATAATGTTTGTAATTGTTTCCCAAGCGTTAGATAGAAAATTGCCAATTGCTTCTAAGGCAGTAGATACAACTGTTTTAATGGTTTCTAATGCTCCACCTATAAATGAAACAATAGATTCTAACGCCCCTCCAACGTTGCTTTTAATAGCTTCCCATATTTCTATAACTTTATTTCTAAAATCTTCGTTGTTTCTCCATAGCGCCACTAGCGCTCCAACTACTGCGCCAATCACAATGACTAGCAATGTAAATGGATTGGCACTCATAACTGCATTAAGTAGTCCTTGAGCAATTGCGCAAGCGTTGGTTGCTATGGCAGATGCATTAACTGCAAGATTGTATATTCCTAGAGCCGTAGCAATGCCTATTATAATCGGAGCTATCCAATCTAAGTTTTCAATAAACCAAGAAACCATAGGAACTACCGTACCTGTTAGGAATTTTACAAACGATCTTAATAAAGGTTCAATCAGGTCGAAAATCTTTAGCTGTAACTCGTCCAAAGCAGATGTTAATTCATCCATATCGCCCCTGAGATTATCGTTCATAATATCAGACATCATTGAGGCAGTTCCTGCTGAGTTTCTTAGCTCTTCTTCATAACCAGCTACAGCATCCATACCTTCGTTCATAATGAGGTTCAAACCTTTGATAGAATCGGATGTAAACACAGACGAGTAGGCGCTTGCCCTTTGAGCGCTTCCCATTCCGTCTGTAGCCTCTTCTACAGATTTTAATATTTCTGTTAAATCCAAAAAATTACCTTCGCTATCTTGAACCGCAATAGCTGTATCACCAATCATAATACTTCCATCTTCCATAGAATTAGTGATATCTCTCATAATCGCCGATAAAGCAGTACCTGCTCTAGAGCCTTTTAAACCTTGGTTAGCCATTGCTTCTAACATTGAGGTTGTTGTTTGTGCGTCTTGGCCAAACGCATTCAAGTTGGCCGCACAGTTTAGGTAAGCATCACCTAATTGAGAGGCTGTTGTATTTGAATTAGCTTGTGCATACGCTAGCATGTCTGCAAACTCACTTGATGTCATTGCACTATTAGAAAAGGCGGATAAATAGTCTGTAACCATGTCCGAAGCTTCGCCTAAACCCATGCCTGAGGCTGCCGCCAAATCGAGGACACCGCCTAAGTTAGCACATGATGTTTCAGCATCCCAACCAGCTAAAGCCATATACTTTAAAGCTTCTCCTGCTTCTGTAGCAGAGAAGATAGTGCTTTCACCAAAGGCTCTAGCTGTTTCTTCTAGCATTGCAAATTCTTCTTGGTTAGCACCAGAAAGAGCCTGAACCTCTGACATAGTATCGCTAAAACTTGTTCCTATGCTCACTACTTTTTTCAATGCTTCGCCTATTCCTGATACAGCAATAACGCCAGTAATAGCTTTAGTTATATTTAACCCTGCCTCTTCACCAGCGCTT